TAATCGTACCAGTGTTTACGTCCGTTACTGTGAATGTATTTGCGTTTAGAACAGAAATTACATAGTTACCAGCAGTTCCCTGCAGCGTGGCTACAGCAAAGTTTAATCCTAATGTTTGACCATTAGTCAGTCCGTGATCATTTTCAGTAACTGTAATTAGCGTACCATCGCGCTCATATTCGGCGGTAACAGGGACGGTAGCGGTATCCCAGAGCGTAATTGCTGATGCCCCAGAAGACACTGTCATTAATCCTTTAAGTCTAGTTCTTCCTATGAGGAAAAACCCAGCAACATTTAAGTGCCCTGACTTTACGTCATATTGCATACTCATAATTAATCTCCTAAGGTAGGATAAGACTACGCGGGTTTAGATGCCTCAAGTCCGCTAATCTTTGCTATTAACTCAGCATTTTCTTTAGCAAGTTTGGCGGCATGTCCCATTGCAAAGTCTCTTTGGGATTCCAGAAGCGCCACAATTGTAGCAACTTCCGGATCTTCATGAGTCAACATTAGACAGTAACAGCTTGCCAGTTGCCAGAAGCATCAGATACAAACAGTAGTCCATCAGTAGAATCAATACCTAACGAACCTTTGCCTACACCAGAAGCAGCACCATCAACAAAATTACCTACCTTGATGACAACAGGAGCAGCGGCAGCATCATCAGCCAAGCGAATCTCAGCCTCTTTGTAGGCTTTAATAGAACCGCCACCACCAACTGGGTCTTGCATCTTCAAGTCCAGACCGTATGTAAAGCCGGAACCTGCTGTGCTGTTGGTCATTGCAATACCGAAGCCTGCGCGGGCAGAAGACTCTCCACCATCGCCATCAATAAAAGCCATAACTGCGGCATCAGCGGTATCAGTAGAGTCACCAACAACGCCCATCACACCGACTTTAGGGTATGTAGAAGCGTTTGTACCAGACATCAGGTAACGACCCATTACACCAATGTAGTAGGTGCTTGTTGTTGATTGATTGGTGGTTGAGTAAACCTGACCTCTAACACCTTGAGCACTAGAAGGATTGACTGCTGTAGAGCTACCAAAGGCGGCTGTAGGGTTAATCGTTGAGGTCAGAGCTGCAGAAGGAGTGCCCTCTGCTACAGAAGAAACTGTCTCGTATGGGGCTTCGCTTGAGCCAACTACAAAACCGTTCTGAGAGAATACGGGACCGCTAAAATGTGTTGCTGCCATGATATATTTCCTTTGTGTTATAGCACATGCCCATACAGTCTCTATAACGTCTGCCAAGCCAGTCTGTATGAGTCGGGGTTCTTGGTTAGTATGTTTTATCACTTCTAAACATAGCTGTCAAGCGTACCTTTCTATGTATAAAGCAGCCTTTCTCAGTATGTCAGGATTGTCCTTAAATCCGCCAAGCGCCCTGTTACAAGCAGTGCATAGCAACGCCCTTATCTTCCCAGAAGAATGGCAGTGATCTACTGGCATGTGACTTGGAATTCCCTTTGCATCTACACTTGTTTCAAGCTCTCCGCATATTGCACACTTGTATTCTTGTGATAGCGCCATAGACTTATAATCTTCAAGTGTTATCCCATACATCTTCTTGAGATCTGAATTTTTGGCCTTATCGGGATTGGCCTTTCTCCATTTTCTTGCGTACTCTGCTTTGTCTGTGCTGTCTACAGTCTCTTTCCACTGCCAGTTAGTAGGGCCTAGTTGCTGAGAGCTATTTACTTTATGCAAATGATGGCGCTCTGGCCTATCTCCCACACACTCTACAAATGCCCAAAAGTCATCAGTCCATTCCTGACACATAGGAGCACTAGCCTTACGCCTATGCCAATAATATGTTTGATATAAAGGATGCTTTTCTCTTGCGCCCCAATCTAAATTTCTAGGTTGCTCAACTTTCCCATGCCTAGAATATCTAAATAGATGCTTCTCACAGAGCCCAGACTTTAGAGTTTTCTGCCTATCTGTACATCCACTGATACTACATATGGGGTGGGTAGACTTGATATGCGCCCTATAGTGAGTGGCGCACAATTGACCCCTGTATGACTTACTTTTGCATCCCACAATAGAACAAGGAGAAGCTGTTGCCAGCCTCTCCTGCTCATAGTGCTTTCTACATAGACCGCTAGAAAATACTGAATTACCACAACCATCAAAACTACATTCTACATACTTCATAAAACCCCCAGATATTTAGTCCGGGGTTAGTGTATCGTGTAGTCCCTTAGTTGTCAAGCCCCAGCTGAGCCAAACATACCCAACGGGTCCGACCATCCAAACGAATACCGCTCACGGCTCTTGTAGCGAACATTTCCTGTGTCAAAATCGCCATCCATTGACTGTTGCAGGGGTGAACGCTCAAAGTGCTTCATACCGTTAGGTACATCTGTGGTCAGGAACCATGCATTGGTGTCAGTCAAGAAGTGATTGATACAGTAGCCTTCAGGTATCGAACCATTGTTCTTGATAGCATTGATGTCATTGTCAGCTGTACCAACGCGGAGGGAAGTCTCCAACAGACGGGTAGCAACGAACTGCAGTGAAGGCGGAACCACCAACTTGCGTGGGCGGCTAGCGATCAACAGGCTACGTTCATCAGTCCACAGTGAGATTTGAATAACAGCGGCTTCCAGGGAAGTCTCATTCAAGTCAGCTGGGGTTGAAGGAATGTTGCTGTTAACGCCACCAGACACTAGCGGGTGACTTGCTGAGAACAGAGCTTGTCCATCACCACCTGGGTAGGAGGATGAGAAGCCGTTGTTCAGCGTGTTAGCCGCTTTAACTTGCTTGGTGTATGCCATAGCACGAGCCAAAGCCTTGGTGTAGCGAGCTGAGAGAGAATCGTACAAGTTATCTTCGATTGCTTCTTCAGTTAGCGAGAAACCAAGAGCGATAGTTTCATGGTTGTAGCGTGAGGTCCAAGCTTCTTGGCCGTTGTCATAAGCGATGGCGGAGCCTTCATTCTTGACAGGTGCGGCTGAGAATCCAGACAGTTTTGTTTCTTCTTCGAAGGAACGCTCAGAGGTCTCAGTTTCGTAGATCTCTTTGTGCTCTTCGCCGTAACGAGCGTACTCCAAACCGAACAATGCATTCAGTCCTGGGAGCAACTCTTTCAGTAGTTGTGCGCGTGAAATAGCCATTTAATTGTCTCCCTTTAGGCGTAAGCCAAACCTGTTGCATTGTTATATTGATGGATACCAAAGTTGATCTTGACAATCACTTCGCTGTAAGTAGTAGGCGTAGGTGATGTAGCAGGAACAACGTCAATGACCCGAACTGGGAACGTATTGGTAGCTGCTGGGGAGGAGCTCAGTACTGAATATGCTGAGTTACCGTTCAGTGTGCTACCGGCAGTTGCCAGAATGGACATGTTGGTACCAATTGCGTTTTGGGTAACAGTTGCCATTACTACGCCACTTGAACAGACAGCTACTTGGTACAAAGTATCAGGATCATCTGCAACAATCGCATAGATCTCAGTACCTGAAGCAACAGTAATTGCATCAGGATAATACTGTGAACGTGTAGGTGTGCCATTTGCTGCGGTGTAGAAACAGCCCAAGAACACGCCGCAAGGTGTGTTAGCGGTTGTACCTACATCTTTTTCAATAGTGCCGCCAACAACTCTTTTGACAAAATCGCCAAAGAAGATGTTTTCGCTGTAGCCAACTGCGATTTCCATGTTACGGGTGGAACCTGCAAAAACTTGTCCACCAATCAGGTTTATAGGCCGTAGCCCATAAGGTCCGTTAATAGTAGGGTAAGCCATGTTTTAACTCCTTAAAGGTTTTTATTTGCCTTTGCCAAATGAGGTAGTAGATTTACGCTCAGCAAACATCGGCATACGAGGATCACTTTGTCTCATCATACTGTTATCTACAGACTCAATCTGGCTCTCAGCTTGCTTGCGGTAAAATGCATCTCGCTGCTCCACGAACTCAATTGGAGTCTTACATAGTAACAATCCACCGATTTCAATATTGTCCTTAAAGCGACTATTGCCATCAATTAACAGTTGGAACTGTGGCTGTTCATTTACAGTTACTGGCTCCCAACCTTCTCTGAGTTTGGCAGAGAGATTTCTTGGATCAGCTACATTCAATGTTGACACCCTTATCCATCGGTACGCGTATCCAGGAAGCTTGTCAGGTTCTGGCAAGAGTTCCGGCTGCTTCCACTGCTGAGGACGCTGCTGTTCAATACGAGTATCTGCTGCTCTAGGTAACTTGTTTTCAGCCATTATTGGCCTCCATTTTTTGGACTTCACGATAGTATTGCTCAGGCGTTAACTTGAGCTTCTTTGCAATGTTTAACTGCGATTGCTTCAGCGTTACCTTTTTGGAGGAAGTGCTTCTGCCTGCAGATGCAACTATCGTACTCTGTCTATCTGTACGCGGCTTGTTTGTGGGCTGCGTTTTTTCTTCTTCAAAGTTCTCTGGGAACCGGCGATGCATTGTCTCATCGACTTTCTTCCAGTATTCATCCGTTGATGCGTAACTTGCTCCATGTTGAGTAACAAGTTTTTGATGTAGCCCTAAAGCTAGACTTGTCATCTCTTCATCTTTCCCGAACCAGGTATTGCGCTCTTGCCACGCCATAGCCCGTGAATCAGGTTTTGGTATCTCAGTCTGACTATTTACAGGAATTTCTGGAGTTTGTAAAGCAGGCACATATTCTTTTGCTTTCTGTAACTTATACTGTGCACCTGATAACTTCTCCTGGGCATTTACCAACTGATCTGAATCTCCTAGATCATATGCCTCCTTATAAGCCCTCTTAGCTGCGTCAATTTCAAGCTCAGCTGCATCCTTATATGCCGCTAGGTAGTTCTGCTCTCCATCGGTTAGGCGGGTTTTAAGCGCCTTGTTCTCAGCCTGGACTGTCTGTGCATAGGCTAGAGCTTCCTTCTGCTCCCTTAGGGCTTGCTCTTTCTCCCTACGCTCATCGTGCCAGACTTTCTTAAACTGTTTTAACTTCGTCTTAACCGTATCGGAATATTCCTCTAGCTCATCCTTGTCTAGATCTTCTACTACTTCCTTTGGCATTGCCTCACGACCACGGTCTTTCTCAGGAGTGTCATCCTCTATTTCAAATTCAAACTCCTCCTTCTCTACCTTTTCGTCTGGGAATTGAAATTCCTTTTCGTCATCCATTTTATTCTCCTAAATGTTACCTTTCGGTATGTTTGTTAAATCCTACTTATTCCTCTTGGGTCTTCTACCACTGCCTCTACGGTGTCATCGTTTATTAATCTAAACTCTTTGCCGTGGATCTTTAAGCGCGTTCCTGAATTAGGACGGGCCAATATAAAGTCACCCTTCTTACACCAAGCTCCTGCTGGGAACCGGCTTTTATCAGAGTAACAGTCTGGACCCATATCAATTACAAAGAACACAGTACTAAGGACTTCTTCATACTGACGAGTTGAGTCAGCCTTTAAAAGACCACTGTCGTACTTCTCCTCAATTACTGGAATACTTACAAGGATGTGATACCCAGTAGGCTTTGGTAATTGCGTTGCTTTTGTTGCCTCATCGCTTTCTGTAGCGAGTTCAGTCATTTGATTGCTCCATATGTTTTAAGAGATCGTAAATAAATCCCTCCGCGATGGATAGACCCCTAATCTCCCCGCAAAGTTTTTGGTACTCCGCATAGTCCTTAGCTGCGCTGGTGGACACAGCTGTGGCTATCTGATCCCTCTTTTCCTTAATTTGCTCTAATACTATGGATAAAGCCTTTTCCATTATTTGTTATCCTTGTTCTCTTTTGAGTTAATAATTTGAGATACACCCTCAGAAATTTTTACTCCCAGCTTTGTACCTTCTAGCTGCATCTTTGCTTCTAATGCTGCCTTCTGGTTTTCCTGTATTTCCTTCTGATTTGCGACCTTGGCACCGATCTGCAGGCCAGCTAACTGCTGCTCTGACTCTACCTTGGCTTTGTCCAATTCGAGTTTGTCTGCCTGTGCTGCCGCGTCTATCATAATTTTCTTCTCTTTCAACTCCACTTCCTTGCCCTTGATCTCTACTTCTTTTGCCCTGAGCTGAAGTTCTTGTTGCTGCATCTGGACAATAGGATCTTGCTGAGCTTGCTGCGCCTGTTGTTGCGCGACCTCTGCTTGATCTTTTTTCAGTAGCTTTTGTGCAGCTGCTGCCATCATCCTTGATACTTCTATTTCCATATCTGCAGATAGTTCTTTGTCCAGATCTGGCAATGGAACGCCTAGCTGCTCTTCTATCTCTTTGCGATATTGGAATGCTATGTGTTCATTAATATGTGCCATACCTGCTGCAGCCTTTACCTGTGCCTGTGGGTCTTGGCCCAACAGCTTTGCTACCTTTGGATCTTGTGACAGAGACATGTGTACTTGTATATGCGCCTCATGGTCCTGGTAGATAAAAGCTTTAACAGGCTTGCCATTTAGAATCGCCATATTTTCTGATACTGGGTCCTTCGGCTTTTGGTCTTCTGAATTTGGGATTAACTTTCCGATATTCTTTATTCCCAAGACTTCTAGCATTTGCCGGTTTAATTCCACTTGATCATAGATCTGTGGGTTCGCGCCAGCCATCTGCATTACAGCCTGATACTGAACTACCTTCTGCGACATAGTAGAAGCGTTAGGATCAGATACTGGGATTACATCACACAGATCATAGTCAGCCTGCTTAGCCTTTCTACTTCCTTCTATTGGCTGATAACTATATTCTTCTGGAGTGCAGTCTCTAATAATCATCTTCAGCAGTTTAAATTCCTGCTTCATTGAATAATAGATACGCGCCTGAACTGCAGACATAACCTTTAATGTTCTTTCCAATATAGCCAGCGTAGTTCCTACAGGAGCATTAGCAGACATATCAGAAACATTCAGATCAGCAGCTGAGGCAAACCGTCTTCCATCCTCAATAATCTGATTCATTAATTGGAACAGAACCTGACTAGGCTCTTTATATGGCAGAGGTAAAATATTATCCCGAATAGTTCCAGAGGCTACATCTACGTCCCTAAACTCTCCCGGAGAAATAGGAGTGTCATCTCCCTTAACTCGCATACCCTTAGTTTTTAATCCGCCTGGTAGATTAGATAAAGTGCCTGCATCTACTAGCTGACGAATAATAGAAGTACCGGACTTGGCAAATGCACCGATTAAATGAATTA